GGTCAGCGCTGGAAGTCGCAGTGCGGGCGGTTTTCTAAATCCTAAGATTTACCAGGCGCGTAAACCGCTGATATCAAGGGATACAGAGGTTGAAAAGCTATAAATTTGTCGGTAAAATTAAGAAAAAAATTCTAAAAAATGCATTAAAATCCTTGTAAGTCAGTAATAGCAAGGCTTGACAGAAATGCGCAAACTTGTAATAATCTAGCCTGTAGAGCATACCTACAAGTCAGTATTAATCAGTAATGCGCATTACGCATAAATACTGAAACACAGGTATATGCTACAAATCAGTATTGAACAGTATTGCGCAATTCAGTATTTATCATGGATAGAGCATATTTACTATAATTTTGAATATTTGGTAATTTCTGGTATAGCATCTAACAACTTATATAATTAATATAAGTCGCTTATATCCGGGGCTATAGACAAAATAACAAAATATGTTATAATTATTTTAAAGGGGATGATAGCATGTCAATTAAAAAGTCTATCAATTTAAAACTTCTAGAAGGTAATCCAGGTAAAAGAAAAATTGAAAAACAACCAAAACTAGAAATCAAAAATTTAAAATGTCCAATTTGGTTGAATAAAGAGGCTAAAAAAGAGTGGAAAAGGGTATTTACTTTATTAGAAAAATTGGAATTAATATCTGATATTGATATGACTATTTTCGCAATGTATTGTCAAAATTATGCCAGATGGAAACAAGCCGAAACAGAATTAAACGACGAAAATTTAAAAGTAATGGGCCGGACCGGGTATATCGTAAATCCATTAGTTAAAATTTCACAAACTTATCAAACCAGGTTAAAAATTTCCATTGAAAAACTAGGTTTAAGTCCCAGTGACAGGGCAAATTTAGACATTGCAATGAATGATGATAATGAAAATGATGGGATTGCAAAATATCTAAAGTAAAGAGTGATTTTCCTGTGAATAATTTAATAATAGACCAGGCAAAAGTTGACCGAATAGTCGGATTTATTCAAGAATTAAAACATACAAAGGGAGCATTTCATGGAAAACCATTTTTATTATTCGATTGGCAATATGAAATAATAAAAAATGTCTATGGTACTATAAAACCAAACGGCTATAGACAATATAGAAACTGTTATTTAGAAATGCCTAAAAAATGCGGAAAATCGGAATTATTAGCCGCTATAGGCTTATATCAATTATGCGCGGACGGAGAATGGAACGCCGAAGTATACGGATGTGCCGCCGATAAACAGCAAGCAAGTATTATTTTTGATGTTGCTGTTGAAATGGTGGATCAAAATGCAATATTAAAAAAAGTTATAAAACCTATTATTTCTATAAAAAGACTAGTATATATTCCAAGGGCTAGTTTTTATCAAGTTTGTAGCGCTGAGGCTTATTCTAAGCATGGATTAAATATTTCTTGTTGTTTATTTGATGAAATACACGCTCAACCAAACCGGGATTTATATGATGTAATGACTTTTGGATCTGGTGATGCTAGAACACAACCATTATTTTTCTTTATAACAACGGCCGGGAATGATCCCGATCGGATGTCTATTGGTTGGGAAGTTCACAAAAATGCGGAAGATGTTTTGTTAGGGAAATCTAATGATAAAACGACTTATGCCGCGATTTGGGGTCTGGATACTGAAAATAATAGAATCTGGACCGGACGAAATTATATACAAAAAGATAAGATTGATTGGAAAGATAGAAAATTATGGAATTTAGTAAATCCGTCAATAGGCAAAACTATTGAAATAGAAAGGATTTACGAAACATTTGATAAAATAAATGGGAAAATAGCGGAAGAGAAGTTATTCAAACAATTGAGATTGAATGTTTGGTTGACAGAAAAATATTCTAATTGGATTACTATTGACAAATGGCTATCTAATAGTCATAATTTAGATATAGAAGAACTAAAATATAAAAAATGTTTCGGAGGACTTGATTTATCAAGTAAACTTGATGTTTCGGCTTTTGTACTAATATTCCCTCCGGATAATGAAAATGATAAATATACAGTTTTACCTTTCTTTTGGTTACCAAGAGAAAACATTTCTACAGTTTCAAAAAAAGATAAAATTAAATATGAAGAATGGATCGAAAAAGGATTATTAAGAACGACACCAGGAGATAAAATCGATTATCATACGATTGTTGATGATATTTTAGAACTTAGAAAAATTTATGATTTTGACGAAATTGGATTTGATCCTTGGAATGCCGATGCAGTGGCTACGGATTTACAATATGAGGGTTTAACTATGGTAGAAGTTAGGCCAACCTATCAATTTATGAGTCCGGTCATGTATGACGTTGAGGCATTAATACATTCAAAATCGTTAAATCATATGGAGAATGAAATTTTAACCTGGATGTTTAGTAATTTAAGAATTATTATGGATGCGAACGGTAATATAAAACCAGCAAAGTCCATAAAAAAAGGATCTAGAAAAGAAACGATTATTAAAAAGGCAAAAATTGACGGAATTGTTGCCATGTTAACTGCATTTTGTAGAGTTTTTGCAGATAACGGAAATTCCGAAATACATATATAAATATATAGAAAAAATCGGCCAGGCCGCCTAACCAAACCGATTATTTCATAGGGAAGATAGCACTAAGTTTTCTTAGTGTACCTTATTTTTATTATATATAATTTTTTTTGATTTGTATAGCAACGAATTGTTGCTATTTTAAAAAAATTTATAGAAAGGAGTGCAAAGTCATTAATATTCCTGTATTTTCAAAAGTTATTGACAAAATGATATTAAAAAGAATGGGCAGTTATGCAAAAGAATTTTTATCGGGAAATGATATAGCCGATTATGGTCGGACAAGTGCCGGTGTAAATATTAATGATCAAACAGCCTTTCATATTAGTGCATTTTGGGATTGTGTGAAAATATTATCTGAAGACGTAGCAACACTACCTTTATTTTTATACAAAAGAGAAAAAAAGGGGAAAATTAAGGCTCAGGACCATAATTTATATGACATTATAAATTCTCAACCGAATAGCGAAATGCTTTCTATAAATTTATTGGAAATGCTTATGACAAATATTTTGTTATGGGGAAATGCTTATATTCAAAAAATATATAACCGGGCCGGGCAAGTAATCGAGTTATGGCCCCTATATTCTAAATATATGGAAGCTAAAAGAGATAAAAATAAAAAACTATTTTATAGATATAACGAGCCAAAAAAGCAGAGAGACTTTTCCACAGATGAAATTATAAATATTACCGGTTTAACAATGGATGGTATTACCGGTTTATCAATTTTAGAATATGCCAGGGAATCTTTAGGGCTGACAATGGCAACTGAAAAATTTGGATCTAGTTTTTTTGGAAATGGAACAAAACCGGGCGGCGTTCTCGAATTGCCGGAAGGCGGCCACTGCAAAAATAAAGATGAGGTCCGGACCGAATGGAATTTATTATATAGAGGTCCAGATAACGCGAATAAAATTGCTATTTTAGATAATGGCATGAAATATAAACCGGTGGGAATCCCTCCGGAAGATGCTCAATTTTTACAAACTAGACAATATCAAATACCGGAAATTTGCCGATGGTTCCGTATTCCTCCACATAAAGTCGCGGATCTAAGCAATGCAACTTTTTCAAACATTGAGCATCAAGGGATTGAGTATGTATCTAATACATTAAGGCCCTGGCTTGTGAGATTTGAAAAATCTTTGGCCAGGGGATTGTTAAACGACCAGGAGAAAAAAGAATATTTTATACAATTTAATGTTGATGCGCTTTTAAGAGGTGATTTTACAACAAGAATGCAAGGATATGCAACCGCTCGTCAAAATGGATGGATGAACGCAAATGACATAAGAGAATTGGAAGATATGAACCCTATGCCAGAAGATGCCGGTGGCGACATATTTCTAGTAAATGGAAATATGGTCCCTATTACCGAAGCTTCAAATAAAAATAATAATCAAGGTGGTGATAATTTTGCCAACGGAGATCCAAACCAAGGAGATTAGAATTTTTTCTAATATTTTTGAAATTAGGGAAGATAAAGAGGGAAAACGAGAAATTGAAGGTTACGCCCTAGAATGGGAGACTTTATCAGAAGAATTGGGATGGTGGTTTACATATAGAGAAAAATTTAGAAAAGGCGCTTTTAGAGATTATTTAAAGGATAAAGACACCGATACAAAATTGTTATTAAATCACGATACAACTAAAGTTTTGGCCCGGAGCAAATATGCAACAATTGAATTTAAAGAGGATAATACCGGGTTATGGTTCAAAGCTGATTTGCCAGACAATACAATTGGCAATGATACTGTTGAAAGTGTTAAAAGGCGCGATATAGATGGCGTAAGTGTTGGATTTATTATGCGGAAGCAAGAATGGGACGAAACCGACGAAGAAAATGTAGTTAGAACCGTTATTACTGCTGATTTGCCGGAAATCTCATTAACTGCATGGCCGGCCTATAGTTCGTCAAGTGTTGATACTAGAGAAAATGATCCATATAAATTATATAAAGAAAGAAATGAATATAAAAAAAGGTTGATGTTTTTAAGGGAGGTATCACTCAATGAATCTTAATGAAATGAGACAAGAACTTGCAAAAATTGCAAAAGAATTAAGAGATACAAACAAAGAAAATATGACAAAAGATGAATTGGAAAAATGGAATAAAAGAAAAAAAGATTATGACGAAATGAAAGTCAAAATTGAAGAAGCCGAAAAAGCCGAAGAAGAAAGATTAGAAAGAGAAAAATTTTTAGATGGTGAAAATAATTACCTGGAATCAAGACAAAGCGATCCAGTAAAACCGCCAATATTCGCAGAGGTAAAAAGCGAATATAAACGTCAATTTAGGACACTAGGCGAACAATTAAAATGTATTAGGACCGCAAGCATTCCCGGTAATGCTCCGGATCAAAGATTAAGTATTGTTGAAAAAGAAGTAAGAGAAAGAGAAATGCGCGCGAGTGGAATGAATGAAGGTATAGGATCGGAAGGGGCTTTTGCTTTGGAACCAGATTTCGCCGGAAGAATTTTTGAAACTGCGGTTGAGACTGGACAGATTTTATCCAGAGTAAATATGTTACCTGTCAATGGTTCCGGTGTTAAATGGATGGACGTTGACGAGTCCAGCGTTGCTACTACTGTATATGGTGGAGTAATAGCCTATTGGGCCGCTGAGGCTGCAACAGTCACAGCAAGCAAGCCAAAATTAGCAAAAAAATCAATGGATCTTGAAAAGTTGATGGCCATTGCTTACGCAACGGATGAATTAGAAGAGGATACCGCATTTATTTCCAGTTGGTACAATGAATCTTTTGCAACTGCCGTTGATAGACAAGCCGAAATTGCTATTATAAATGGTTCTGGCGCTGGTGTACCTTTAGGAATTTTGAAAGCTCCATGTCTTGTGACTGTCAATAAAGAATCAGGACAAACAACCGATACAATTATTTATGATAATGTATTGAAAATGTGGGCCAGAATGCCAGGAATGAAAAGAAGAAATGCAGTTTGGTTAGTCAATCCAGATGCAGAAACACAACTGGCAAAAATGGCTATGACAATTGGGACCGGTGGCGTGCCTGTTTATTTGCCTGCTGGTGGGCTATCTGTAGATGGTTATTCTAATTTATTTGGTAGACCAGTTATTCCAACTGATTGTTGCCAGGCTTTAGGAGATAAAGGGGATATTATTCTTTGTGACCTTAACGATTATATGATGATCAGAAAAGCCGGAAATGATGGCGGTATGAAATTTGATGTTTCTATGCATGTCCAGTTTCTATATGCAGAAAATACTTACAGAATTATATTTAGATGTAATGGTATGCCTAAAAAATCTACTACTACAACTATCAAAAATTCTAGCAATGTAAGAGGATCTTTTATTACTTTGCAAGCTAGATAATTATAGAAATTTTATAGGGAGGAATCAAAATGAACAGCACTAAAATGTGTTTACCTGAAGAATTAAAACATGTTATCGGATTAGCGCCACAAGTTGATAGCGCGACCGATTCAGATATAATTTGCTTGAAAAATGCAAAAAGGGCCTGGGTACAAGTAATTGTTGCTCAGGCAAATGCGGCAATTCCAGATTTTACAATCTATCAATGTACAGATGTTAGCAACTCATTATCTGATAATAAGGCCTTATCAGGTAATTGCGAAATTTGGTATAACGCGGATGTATCGGCCGCGGATACTTTGACAAGAGGTACAGCTGCTAAAACTTACAGTTTTTCCGCGGCCCTAGCAACAAAGATTTGCTGGTTTCAATTAGACCTAGCAAATTGTTTGGACCTAGCAAATGATTTCGATTGTATATATGTAACCAGCGGCGGATCTAACGCGGCAAATATTATTTCGGTTAATTTTTATCTAGATCCAAAATATGCAGAAGATGTATTGCCAGCGGCAATAACTGATTAAGGAGGGGTTTAATTTGGCAAATAGAAGCGCAATTTTTTCTAGCAACGTTCCGGGCGGCCCTCAAAATATAGTCGATTTTGCTAAGCATCCATATGATGTATATTTTATTGATTCTAGCAATAGTAGCGCAAGCAATGCGGCCGGTTATGGAAATAGTCCCGATATTCCCCTAGCAAGCATTGATTATCTTTTTTCCCTAGCAACCGCCGGGAAAAAAGTTGTTGGATATGTTTTGCCAGGTCATACGGAAACTTATAGCACAACCGGAACAAAAATGACGGCCGATAAAGCCGGGGTACATATTATCGGACTTGGAAAAGGATCTAACAGGCCAACTATAACTTTTGGTCATGTTGATGCAACTTGGGTTATATCGGCGGCTAATATAACAATTGAAAATTTTCTTTTTGCAACAAGTGTTGATAGTGTTGTTACTTATGGAACAATCTCAGGCGCAGATTTCAAAATGGTTGATTGCGAATGGAGAGACACGACAGATATTGAAGTTATAACAGATTGGACCGTCACAGGGGATAGACCACAATTTATAAATTGTAATAAAAGCGGATATACTGGCGGTGATGCTAATGTTAGATGTCTTTCATTCGCTGGTGTTGATGGTGCTTTAATAAAAGATTGTAATTTTGCAACTAAAGTTACAACTGCGGTTATTGGTTTTGTTACGACTGCATGTACTAACATGATCATTGATAATTGTAAATTTGGAGTAAATGGTACAACAGATTATTCCAAAAATGTTGTTGATACAATTGGCGGATCTACCTGGATCGTTACAAAAGGCTATGATATTGGGGCCGGTTCAAAATTCTCCGGCGGTTCCGGTGGAGCTTTAGCCGGTGATGATGTCGGAGCAGTGGCAACGGCAGTAACAAATTTGCAAACAGATTTAGGCGATTATAGCGGAAGAACTAATTTACAATCAAAATTAGCTCTTGATGGAAATCCGGACGTAGCCGGGGCCACAACTTGGAGTGCTTTAATTGGTTTTAATGGTACTTATGATAGTACTTTAGGAACAAAAGTAACAAGAGCAAAGGCTGATGTTTTAGACAGTGTTCAAAATGCCATTTTTGATGTTACCGGTGATGTTTTAATTACTCATATTGAAGGTCTTATTGAAGATGGGGCCGTTGATAATGAAGCCGTTAACACTAAATTAATTTGGAACTCTACTACATATGGAGATACAGATATTTGCGCTAATTTAGATTTAGATAGCGCGGCCGTTGGAACTAAATTAGGAATAACCGGAACATTTACCGATGCATTACAATCTGATGCAAATGGAGCTTTAAAACTTCAAGATCCTATCACTTTAAAAGGTGGCGGCACTATAGATATTTTAACCGGTGCAGATGGCGGCGGCGATAATAGCGCAACTGTAAGTTTCGTTATTTATTATAAAAAAATGTCTAGTGATGGCGCTATTTCTGCAAGTGCATAGGAGTGATTTTAAATGGCTGTTTATAGAATTACGAATATTGAGACTTTTATTGGGGCCTCAACAGATGACAAACCAACAGGAGTCCCGCCGGGATCAATATTTTTTGAATATGACACTTATAAAAGATTTGTTAATTATGATGGAACCAATTGGATTATTCAAGAACTTTATACAACTAGTTAAGGGGTGGCAAATATGGATTTACAAATTAAATTAATTACAGATGTTAGTTCTGAATTAGTTAGTGTATCCGAACTAAAGACACAATTAAGAATTGATGCTTCGGATGAAGATGCATATTTGCCAGGTTTAATTACAGCGGCGCGCGAATATTGCGAAAATTTTACAGGGAGAACAATAGGCACTAAAACTTTAGAAGGAATATTAGATGATTTTCCTTGTGAAGGAATTTATTTATTTGATTCTCCTGTCCAATCAATAACTAGTATTAAATATATTGACAGTGATGGGACGGAAAATACCTGGAATAGTATTTATTATGTTTCAAATTTAGATATTATTCCGGAACGTATTTACCCGGCTTATGGGCAAAGTTGGCCAGCATATACACCTTATCCAACCGGATCAGTAAGAATAAGATATCAGGCCGGCCATACTTCAAGTAATTTACCGGAAGCAATTAAACAAGCTATTTTATTAGTAGCTGGGGATTTATACGAAAATAGAGAGGCAACAAGTGAAAAAAAGGTTTATGAATTGCCTTTTGCTGTTAAGGCTCTATTGACTCCATATAAAATTAGGTGGTTTAGATGAGACAGGGATTAATTGATGAAAGTAAAAAAATCCGGGCCGGTAAATTAACTAAAAGATTAGTTCTTCAGACAAAAACAATTAATGATACTAGAAACGGATCTTTTAAAGAAAATTGGACAGAATTGGACACTGTTTGGGCCAGGATTAATCATATAAATCAAACTGAAAATATCTTAGGAAAAAGCGTTAATAATACATCAATCGCAATAATTTTAATCAGATATAGATCAGATATAAACACTAATTGCCGGGGTTATTGGAATGGCAGCTATTATAATTTTACTGAAATTATAAATGTTAATAGTGAAGATAGAAAATTGTTAATTACCGCGGAGGTAAGAAGCAATGAACAAAGTTAGTTATAAAAGTAATTTTGATAAAGCTGAAAAGGCTATATTAAAAGCTTGTGATAATTCAATAAAAGAATCCGAACATTTTTTAAAAGACAGATTAAGAAGAATAATAAACGTAAAATTTAATAAAATTACCGGAACACTTTTAAAATCGGTTCAATCAAGAATAAATTTTAGTGAGAAAGTAATAAGAAAAGTTTATGTAGGAATTAGCAGAGATGCTTTTTATGGATTATTTTTAGATAAAGGGACAGGAATAAGAAGACATAAAAAGACTGGAAAAAGTGTGGGTAAATTACCACAAACACGATTTATCAGAAGTTTTTATCGGGAAAATAAAGAAGCGGTTGAGGCCATAATTAGTAAATATTTCAAAAGGATTTGATATTATGATCAATTTAACATATCAAATTAAAGAAAAAGTAAAAGAATTTTTGCCAAGAGTTTACAATCGTAAAGCTCCGGCTGGTGCTGAATATCCTTATGCAATAATTTCAAAGCGCGGCTACGGTGATAATGTAAATGAATCTGATTTTATTTATATTATTGAATTAATCGATAATAATACAGATACAACCGAGATTGAAACTTTAGAGTCACAAATGATGAAAAGTATTGAATTAAATGGCTTGGATCATTTTTGTTATGAAGATGAATTTTTAAACTTTGAAATGTTTTATGACGATAATTACAGTGATGAATCAGACGATAACAACGAATATTTAAATTCTAGAGTTTTAGAATTTTTAGTAAGAGCATATTTTTATAAATAGGGAGGTTTTAAAATGGCTATTGTTACTTTAAGTGTAGCAAGTACAAGCGCACTGGCGGCCTTAGAATTATATAGCGGGGGTTATACGGCCGCAGAAGATACAAATGGATTTAAATTTCTAAATGATGGTAAAACAAGATTTTATATAAAAAATGCTGATGATGGAGCATGTACTGCGACTATTGATACGCCGCAACCATGTTCATATGGTGGAACAACTATACATGATACAGATCTTACAATAACTAATGCTAAAGATTATGTAATAGGCCCATTTGCTAAATCTAGATATAACGATGCAGATGGTTACGTTACTATAAGTATTACGCCAAATACAGATGCAACTGCAATTTCTGCAAAAGCAATAAAATCAACGTTTTAAAGGAGGTGGAAAAATATGGGAGCAGCTATTACGCCAGCCGTACCAACCGCGACCAATTTATGGAGAGGTACTGGCATATGTTATAAAGAACATGGAGAGGGAACCCAGCGAGAAATTGGAGCAACAAGAGGCGATATTAAATTTTCAGATGATCGGGAATTTAGACATCAAGATTATAACGGAATGTATGGACCAACTGAGGGCCTAAAAGTTATGACAAAAGCGGTCCAAACGTTAACATTCCCATTATTGGATCTAAGTTATCAAAATTTTGATGATTGTTTTGCTGGTTTAGCCGTCTCAGATGAAGGGGCCTACCATGAAATTACTGAAGATTTAGCCGTCGCGGCGGCTGATTACCACGAAAATATTACCTGGGCCGGAGAACGAAAAGACGGCAAATATGCTTTAATTTTGATTTTCAATGCTTTAGGTGATGGAAAAATTGAAATGAATATGAAAGATAAGGACGATATTGTTTTAGATACACAATTTACAGCTCATTATGGTACTGCGACACCTACGACACCACCTTGGGCAATAAGGATGGAAGATTAATAGGGGGGCTTTTCCCTCTATTAGTTTAGAAAGGATTTAATCATGGAAATTAAAATAAATAACAAAACATATAATTATTTTATGAAAAGGGAGCACGTGGGCCTTTTTACTAAAATAATTGCTAAATTAATTGATGCTGAAAAATTAGAAGAGTTTAAAAATAAAAACGAAATAGTTTTATTATTAAAGATAGTAAAAGAAGGCCTATTATCTTTCAATAATTCCGATCCTGATACTTTAAAATTTATAGCTTCAATTTATAATGTACCTAAAAAAGAGATTGAAGAAATGGGATTTTTAAAAGAATTTAAGCTATGGAAGAATTTCTTTAAAGATGAGGATTTTAAAGATTTTTTTTCATTAGTATTCAGCTCAATTGGGCAGAGGAACTAGACTTAATATACTCAAGATATCACGATCCACAATCAATTCTAAATATGCATTTTCTAGATGCTGAAAAGATTTTAAAAGTAGCAAAAGACAAAATATTAGAAGATTTTTTATATAAAAGATATTTAGTTGAATTGCCATTAATGGACAAAAAAAATTACATGTCTTTTGAAGAATATAAACAAAAGATTTTTGAGTTTGTGAGGATGAAAAATAGAACTAAAGAAGAAAAAGAAAAAGACCTTGAAATAGCAAGACAAAAAGCACAAAAAGCAATGAATCTTTTAAATAAAAATAAAGATTTTCACAAACCGAGAATTAGAAAAAGTCAAAAACCTAAAAATCAAAGAATATCAAAATTTATAAAGTAAGGAGGTGGCAAAATTGGCTTTTGATGTTTTTAGATTAGCCGGAAGCGTTGTTTTAAACGCGGCTAATGCAATTAGCGGATTAAGAAATGTTAGGACTTCAAGCGACCGGACTTCAGAAAGTATGGAAGAATTGACAAGACGATTTTGGCAAAATGAAAGACGTTTACAAGGATTTGGAGACGAAGCAGAAGAAGCCGAGGACGATTTACAAGGGCTTAGACATGAAATGAATAATGTTAGCAATAATTCAATGACATTTAATCAGAGATTACAATCGCTTGGAAATGGGATGAAATCTGTTGGAAACAGTGTTAAAAGTGCCGGCTATTTTATGTCCACATTTGTTACCGCTCCAATTTTAGCCGGGATTGCCGGAGCTATAAAGCAAGCAAGTGATATGAATGAAACTATTTCAAAAACTCAAGTTGTTTTTGGTGAGGCTTCTAAAGAAGTTTTAAAATGGTCAAATCGTACACTAAAAAGTGTTGGACTTGCAAAAGGAACAGCTTTAGACATGGCCGCCACCTTTGGTGATATGGGAACGGCTATGGGATTAAACAGTAAACAGGCAAAAGACATGGCTATGAATCTTGTTGATTTAACCGGAGACATGGCAAGTTTTAAAAATATGAAACCTGAAGAAATCCATATAGCATTAACCGGAGCTTATACCGGAGAAACTGAGGCATTGAAAAGATTAGGAATTGTCATGACTGTTGCAAATTTAGAGCGTTTTGCTTCGGCACAAGGAATTAAAAAAGAATATGACGAAATGACCCAGGCCGAAAAGATCCAATTAAGATATAACTATATTATGAATGCCAGTAAAAATTCTGTTGGTGATTTTAAAAGAACCCAACAAAGTGCGGCAAATCAGATGAGAATATTTACAGAAGGAATAAAAGAATCCGGGGCAAAAATAGGAGCTATATTTCTTCCCTATTTTACTAAGGCTATACAAATTGTTAATAAATTAATGGATAAATTCCACAATTTAAATCCAGCCATGCAAAAAATCGTAATAATCGCCGCTTTAGTCGCGGCCGGAATAGGTCCGCTTTTAGTTGTTATAGGGACCGCAATAACTTTAATTGGTGGATTAGTCGCGGCAATTGGTACAATCGGATTACCAGTGGCGGCCGTAATAGCCGCAATATTCCCACTTATCGCGGCTTTAGGTGGTTTTATTACAATGATTGGATTAGTAGCATATAAAACCGGAATACTTCAAAAAGCTTTTAATTTTTTAAAAAATATGTTTGAAGCAATAAAAAACATAATACAAGGAAATTTATCTAATGCTCTAAATATTTTAACTCAAAAAATGGGTTTATCTTCAGCGCAAGCGGCTATATTTACACAAAAAATAGTTCAGGCTAGAAATGCAGTAAAAAAATTAATAGAAGTTATAAAAAATGTAGGCAAACTTATAAAAGCCATGTTTGATGGTGATAAGCAAAAAGTTGTTGACTTGCTAATTAAAAAATTTAAATTTAGCAAAAAAGAAGCAGAAGAGTTTTGGAAAAAAATGAAAACTTTAAAAAATGAACTATTAAAATTTGCTAAAACTTTAAAAAATGATGGTGTAAAAGCATTAACTAAATTTGCTGAATATATAAAAAGAGGCGCAAAATTTATTGTTGATCATAGGAAAGAAATTGCAAAAGCAATTTCAAACATTATAAGATTTGGAACAATTTTAGTAAAACAAGCAAAGGCCGCTTATGATGCCGCTAAATGGTTAGTTAAATTTGGAACTAGGGTAAAAGATGCCTTGAAGTCTGCGGAAAGAGCAACGTCAAGATCAATAGGTATAATAGTATCAAAAATTTTAGGAATAAAATCAAAAATGTGGTCTGCTGGTTATAATGCTATAAAAGCTTTAGGTAATGGAATCGTTAGTGCTTTTGGATTTTTAAGAGATAAAGCATCTCAGGCCGCCGGAATAATATCTAGTTTTCTTGGATTTAGAAGTCCAACAAAAGAAGGGCCGGGCCGTTTAGCTGATAAATGGGGGCCAAATTTAATTACAATGTTATCAAAAACAATATTAGATAAAAAAGGCTTATTAAGATCAGCAATGGAAAAAATATCCGGCGAAATGGATTTAACCGCTAAAATAAAAAATATTGGAGTATCGGCAACTAATAATTTAGGATCTGGAACATCCGGAAAAGCAAAAGTAATATTACAAATAATGAATCCTAAATTTTTTAATCAACAAGATGTTAGCAAAATGATGCAACCAGTTATTAATAGATTGGAATTTATGGGGTTTGGAAGTAGGTAGAATATGGCTAATAGCTTTTATTTAAAAATTTATGACGTAGAAAATGGGGAGTTAAGAGAAGTTGGCATAGATTCTAATTGGAATCTAATTGCAAATCTTGACTCTAAAACTTCATTTTCTGCAACAATTACAGATTTAAGAACTTTAAGTAAGGTAAACCTTGGTGCTCATGTTACATTTTATAATTTTGATGATGAGGTCTTATTTGATGGATTTATAAAAACTATTGATAAAGATGATCCTTGGGGAAATGATACAAATATATATTATTCGATTAACTGTGTTTGCTGGTGTAAAATTGCAGAACGACGGATAGTTGGAGATATTGTTGAAAATAAAAATGTTGGCAATACAATTATTGATCATATTTTGCCTATTTTAGCACAGGATGGCGTTACATATGGCTATATCGATTGTGATTTACAAATTGAAAGGATAACGTTTAATTATATTACATGCTATGAAGCTTTAAA